GGAAATGCTGTAGCTGCGGCGAGAAAATTGCGGTTGGCGATACCTGCTGCGAGGTGCCACGGGTGAAGGTGCCAGAGAGCGACATCGAATGCCGGATTTATGGCGAGGATGGCGAGATACCACTGGCCCCGAAATTCATGTGCGAACGGTGCGCAGACCTGAGTTTTTCGCTGGAGGAACTAGGCTACTGCGCCCAGCCGTTTGAAGACCAGAGGCAGCTTGTTGCGGACTATGCGGACATGCACGCACCGCAGGTGCCGAACAAATAATATACGGAGCTTGCAAGGTATATGGCCTACAGAAAAACCAGACGCAGCAAGGAAACATTAGCCCGGATGCGGGCAGGCAGGGACGCCGCCAGGATGGAGCGTCCCGCACCTGAGCGCGTGCCAGAATTGCCCGAACTACGCCGCCGCATCATCATCGAGAGCTTCGACTTTGGGCATGACGTGCATGTGATGGAGTTTTTCAAGACAAATCGCGTAGATTGTTTTCGCGTAACTGTTGACGGAAAACCGTGGAAGGCGCGCATCGGATGGTCGAAGACACTGGAAGGGCTGCGCAAGAGCCTGCCGAGGGTTGGCTCATCCTAGATTGCGTTACAATGCGCAGCCCGCGCCAGCTAAACGCGCCATTTTGTGGCCAGCTAGTTCGTCTCGTATGCGACAAGGTAATCCACCTCAAGCTCAACCTTGTAGCCTTCGGCCTGCAGATCAAGCGCAATCTGCATCGCCGCCGCCTTCATGCGCGCCTTTGCAATCCTGATGGCGTCGTCTTCATCCGGGCAATCGAGCAGCTTGCGGAAGGTCAGGCATGCCTTGCAGGATACGCAGATCATGGTTCGCCTGAGTTAAATGCGACAACGGCCGCGTAATAGGTTTCGCACAGGTCTGGCGGATAGCCAGCCGCATACAGGGCTTCGCGGAAAACCATGTGCGCGACCTTGGCCGGAACGGGCGTTTGCCCGTTCTCGTCCGGTGTGCGCATCCAGTCGTGTAGCGTACCCTCGCGGAAGCCCTGGAACACGCCTTTGCCGAAGTAGCGCATGAACAGCAGCGGCCCGGCCACCGGCAACAGCACCACAGCAGCAGGAAGCGAAGCGCCGTCATGCCTGAAATGCTTTGGCACAATATGCGTTTCTCCGGTTGTCTCGCTATCGAAGACAAGTTGTTCAAGCATGATCCACGGTTTTTCTGCCCGGTCGTTGAGCAGCATCACCTTTGGATTACTGTACGGGGAAACGAATGGCATTACAGCCCCGGCAGGCTTCCGCCGATAGGTGCCCGGCAGTCGGCCTCGATGTGAATGTCAGCCCCGATGCGCGTGTACTCAACCTTGTGGCACGCCTTCATGCTGGGCAGCGATCCGCACCCGGCCAACAGCAGCAACATAATCACCAGCACGGTTTTCATTTCTTGCCCCCGAAATATTCAACGGCATGGCCCTCGACCACCATCAGCCGGTTCACATGCAACTCGCCGCCGTTGTCGGCATCGAGATAAATGTCGGCCAGCCACCTCCCGAACTTGTCGGGCTTGTGGGTTTCAATGCGTGCCAGCGGCAGCAGCAGCAACCGCTTGAGGTAATCCGTCGCCTCGACATAGCCATCCTGCCCGCGCTCCGGCGTGTCGATCCCCATCAGGCGGAAGTTCTCGCGCCAGGTGATTTTGTTGCCCAGGTCCACCACCATGCAGACTGTATCGCCGTCGATGACGCGCTCGACCGTGACGTGGCGGTAGACGTAGCTCATTCGGCCTTGAAAATGCCGGTGATGCGCTTGTTCGCGCGCAGTCGCCCGTACAGCGCGGCCACTTGCAGGCCGAGCAGCGTACCGCCGTCAACCAGCGATGCAACTTGCGCCGGGATGTTGGCGACCTCGGCCGAAATATCGACGCCGGCCATCATCAGCATGGCAACGACGATGGCGAGAAGTTGGGTGACGACCCCCATGCTTTGGGTTGCGGCTTTGGTTTGATAGTCCATGTCTTGCTCCTATGCTTCGTTGGTTGAACTTGCTTGAGTGCTGCCAATGACGCGCAGCGTGCGGTCGGTGATCGGTACTGCACGCGGCCACCGATAGCCCATCACCCGGCTTTTCTCGAACGGGGCGATACTGACTTGATCTTTCTGGTTTCCGCCCAGGATCAACAGGCGCCGCTCTCCGTCATCGGCCACCACAAACCCGACATGCCCGCCACCGGCCCGGCTGAATACCGCAATGCAGCCCGGCACCGGCTGACTCAACGGAATGCCCCATGTCATGTAGGAACGTGCTGATTCAAAGCGGCTTGAGATAATCCCGACTTCCTCAAGGCAGCCGCCGACGAAGGCAGCGCACCACGGCACCTCGTCGCTCTTGATGCCGCCGCGCTTGATCTTCTTCCACCAGCCGAGAATCTTTGGCTCATTCCGTGGACCGGGGATTTCCTTCAGGCCGATATGCTTGCGCGCCTCGATGACCCAGGCTGGTTCGCTCATTTCAACTGCCTTGACCTTAGCTCAACGATCTGCGCCGTCAGCCGGATCTCGCTGTCCCGAACCTGTTCGCGCAGTTCTCGGTTGCTGGTGTCGGCCTGGACTCGTAGCGTCCTGATCTGCTCGTCGTGTACAGCCTGCAGGCTGTTGCTGACCCCGTAGGCCGACCCGCCCCCGGCGATTGCAGCGACAAATGCTTGCTCGATGATTCTGGTTGTCATTGGTCGATTCGGCGGGGCTGAATCACGCACCATCAGGGCCGCGAATGGCACCCAATGCTGCCAGTTTGATAAGAGTTGACGGGCGTTGTTGATGTCGTCGAACTGCATCACCACACCACCCTGCCAATGTCCTCGGGAGTCTTCGCGTCCCTGATCGCGTCCTTCAGTGGTCGAGCCTTGGCGTGTTGTGCGTCGGCAAACATTGCAAGCGATACAACCATGCCGAGTACGCCGTCAGCGTCTAGAACGATGGTGCTATCGTCTGCGCACGTCCATGTGACACTGTAAGGAAGCCCTGAAGCCTTTGCGGCCAGTGCAGCCACCCCCGCCCCGGTGATGGACATAACTGAGTCACGGTCAGAGTCGATGGTCTTGTTAAGGTAGGTAAAGCCACCTGTTATGGTGGCGTTGCGGGCTTTGATAATTTCGCTTCGTTTTTCGTGCGTGATGTCAGAAAATGGAATGGGAATAATTGGTGCATCCGGCTCGATAGTTGTATCACCAGTTTTTATATTGATAACGTGTCTCATGGCGTCCCTATTCGTAAAAAATGTTGATGGAACCTGCATCAAAAGCATCTGTTCCATTTACCGTTGTGAGTCGTACCATGTCCAAAACGCCAGCAAGGGTTTTTCTATTAATCAAATAAATTCCGTTTGCTGCATTCCCCAGCTCAAGCATTCCCTCAATAATCCATAGATTTCCACCCATGTGAGATAGGGTGATCCGTCCTGATACCGCCCATGAGGCGTCGCCCATTACAAAATCAACCCCAGATGTTGAGGACGCGGCACCACTAACCGCCGAAGTACCCCATGAGCCCAACTGACCAGCATACCCGCTGGTTTCTGGGGTTCCGCTTACCCCAAGCTGCAATCGAAAGTTAGAGACGCCATTTAAGCTAACTTCGTTTAACAACAAATTAATCCGCTTTGTCCCGGCAGGGATGCCAGTTAAATCAATGGAGGTACCAGAGGTTGTTGCGACTGCTGTGCCACTTGTAAGTGATGTTGCTAAAGCTGTAATAGCCTGCGCAGTGGTAAGAGGGGTCATCACAACCGTGTTATCCGTTCCGGCTTCCGCTTCTGACTGAATAGCAAGCTCGACCAGACCGGCCAGCGTGGTAGTTGCTGACTTGGTGCCGACCAAAGGGACGTTGCCGGATGAGGTGCCAGTGGTCAGCAGGGTCGGCGTATCCGCGCCTGAATAGGCTTGAATCTTGTTAGCTGACGTGGTTTGCGCGGCCAGTGCGGTTAGCAGCGCGTCAAGCGGCTGATAGCTTCCGATTGCGTGATAAGCCTTCTCGCGCCAGTTTCCAGAGCCTTCGGAAACATAAACTCCAACATCACCCGCCGCTGTAGTTCTGTTCGCACCAGTCGCCAGAATCAGGCTTGTCGCGTTGTGGGTAAGCGTCAGGATGCCGTCAAATACAAGCGTGCGCTCGATCCCAGCAGCAACAGTGCCAAAGCTGGTTATGGTCGTGGTGCCTGTTACATGCCCATAGTTACCGGTTGTAATTGCCCCAAGGTCAATGCTTGAAGCTGATGCAACAGCGGTAAACTGTGCCTGCTCACGGCGAAGCAAAGCACCCAAAGCGCGGAGATTGTCGCTAGGTCGCGTTGAGGCTGTAATAATCCATGTATCAGGTGGGTGATTGTCTCCCTCGTCCACGCTTAAATCGGTTAGCACGACTGGTACGGCTGTTGAGGACATAGTGGTTTCCTTGTGCTATCTTGTGTTTTTGGGGCAATAAAAAAGCCCCGTTAGGGGGGGGCTTAGTATGGATGCGCTTATATTGATTGTTTGTTTCTACTGGATCATTGAAGGCATTGCTTCCTGTTACTGTTGAGGCAAACGCCCTGCTTGATACAGGATATTGGCCAACGTTGCCGGGTCAAGCAATCCACCAGTTAGCTTTGCAGGAGCGTTTGCGCCCTGCTTGACAAGGCGTGCAGCCTGCCCAGCCTTAAGTGCTGCCTCTCCCATTAGCCTTGGAGACTGCGCGGCCATCATCGGTACAGCCAAAGGTGCGCCACCAACAGCATAACCGCCAAGCCCAAGACCTCCGGCAACCGCACCACCTAATCCCCTTGGCGTCCAAGTGTTAAGAGCCTGACCAGCAAGCGCAGGCATGATCTCTCGCCCACCCTGTGCTTCAAGTTGGCGCGAAAGTCCTGCCCTGTTTCCGTAGTTTGTGTTTACATTGTTGCGCGTCAAAGATTGTAGCTTGCGCATTGCAGTGTCTACCGAAGCCTTTCCGCCAAGAGACAAAGCGCGTTCAATTTCCTTGATCTGGTCTGTTGCTTCCGAATATCCCTTCATCACGTCGGAATATACCGGGGCCTGTTTGGTGATCTCGCCTTTTATCGAATGGTAGATATTGTTTCCAACCATGCGGGCAGTCTTTTCCTCGAATGGGATTGATTCAACCATTGCGCCGACCCGCTGTTTAAGTGCATCCAATCCTTCCGGCGTGTGGTATTCGGCAGGATTAAGCCCCTTCCATTGATTTACGTCATCCGCTATTTTCTGCAACACTTCAGCAGCTTTCTGGTTCTTTACCTGCCCCTTGAATGTGACATTCTGAGCAGCGTTCCGAATCGCATCATCAATTCCTTTGAAGTCGAGAACGGTTTTATCTCCAGAAACCTGCGCCATGCCTGCACGGTACTCAGCAGATTTAGCACGCCCCATGTCGGCCAAGTTAGATTTGGCAGTTTCCAGTACATCTGTCATAGGAACCTGACCACGCATATTTTGCGTGAATGTTTTCGCAGATTTCCCGCCTTGCATCCCAGAGCGAGCAGCCTGCCGCAATGATTCTCCGCCCGTATGCGTGCCAAGACCACCAATAACATCAGCCACCTTTCCTCCAACATACGGCGCGGCTTTGCCAATTGCTTTTGACGTGATCGACACTGGATTGGTTACGGTTGATGCTTTACGCATCACAGATGCGGCCTTTGATGCTTTTGGAGCCAACATTGCGCCGCCTCCAAATACCGCCGACACGTCAGCAAGCGCCCCAACCGGATCAGTCGCAAGCGTACCTTTAAATCCCTCCATGCTGCCGTATCGATCCTTGTAGAACTGGCCGACAGCATTTGCGGTCTGGCTTGCCGCTACAGCCTCAGGCCGCTGGCTTTGGTAGGCTTCAGGGATAGTGTTGCGTACCGCACCGGCACCCAAGCGCAACAGATTTTTACCGGTTTCAATCGGGCTGGTTACGGCCTGATAGATTCCACCTGCAAACTCGCCAGCACTCTTTGGAATGTTGCCAAGTGCCTCCAGCGGAACGTCAGACCATTGTCGCTGTTTTGCAGGCTCAATATCCTCAATGACATAGCGTTTTGACGCCGATGCCTTTGGCTGTTCGTCTTCCTCGATTACATAGCGGCCCATTATTGCTGCACCCATTTACCATTAACAGACTTGAAACGCTTACCTGATTTGGTGTCGCGTAGCGTCTTGCCTTCGTACTGTTTTGCGTTGGGGGGCAGGTCAAAGGTCGCGGCTGCTTTTGGTGCTGGTTTCGCTGGCTGCTCTGCTGCTGCTGGCTTGGCGATGCGGTCAGGATTAAGCTGGTATTCCTGCGCCATCGTTCTAAACTCTGCCGCTGACTGGTTGTAACGATCAGTCGCTGCCTTATACAAACCATTGGCAGAATTGTAGAAATCAATGCGCTGCGATGGTGTTAGTTTTTGCCCAGTCTTGAGCATGTTGTAATAGTTGCCCATGCGGTCAAATTGACCAGTTGCGGCCATCGCCATGCCAAGCTCGCTCTCACGGACAACCGAGCCAGGGTCAAGGAGTTTCATGAACTTGGTTGCAGCGGCGAGGTCATTGGCCGCGCTTGGGTTTTTTAGAGCAAACCTGATTTGATCGTATGAAGTTTGAACCTCACGGAATGCCTTGGTGGTCGGCAAGCCTTGGAAGTCATTACGAAGATCTCTCTCGTTCTTGAATGTCTCTTTAGGGAAGCCATTAACCGTCACGTTTGAAGAACCCGATGCAGCCCGAATGTCATACGGCTTGGTGCCTTCGATTTGAGTCCACGTCTTGCCGCCATCGTTGGACGATTGCTTGATGTAGGTCTGCCCGTCCGGGGAGATGGTGCGTTCCTTGTAGGATTCGCCTTCAGGCTTACCCATGCCAATATCAACGCCCGTCGATTCTCCGGGACGCATCCATTTTTGCATCGGCCTGCCGTCTTCACCGTACACGGTAACAAGTTGCGGCTTGTTCTCGGAGTCTTTCGGCGCATACTTCAAAGCCTCTTCAGGCATCCCGCGTTGTGCAAGTTGCTCAAGCATTGCGCCTTTGTATGCTGTCGGGTCGAACTGACTAGGCAGCTCTGGCGCAAGCGCGTTGTTCCCCTCGGCAATCGCCGGGATATTGGCCTGATTGAACGCAATATCTTCTGGCGAGTTTCCTTGTGCAAGCTGGTCTGTAAATGCGCCTGGGTCGGTCGGGCGATAGCCAAGCGGGCCATACGAACCGGGAACCATTGCCTTGCCAGCAGCAGCGGAACTGGCTTCCTTCATCGCCTTCTGATTCGCTAGCTCGCTTTCGATCTTCTGCATCTGCATTTCACGATAACGCTTGGTGATGGCGTTCTCGCTGTCCTGCTTAAGCTGATCCTGAGCGCCTGCGTAGCCTTGCAAGCCTGTTACCAGTCCACGGCCCGCCGTATTCCAAGGCTGTCCCTTACGTGCGCCCGCCATGCTACCGGCTGCCGCGCTTAACAAGCCGATCCCGGCTGGTGTCTGGAGCCAATCTAACAAACCTGCCATCTCAATACCCCCCCATGTTTTGCGCGTACTGCTGCATCAGCCTGCGGCGGCGTTCTGCATCGTCCATAAGGTACTTCTGCTCCTGATAGCCCTGCTGCAAAATGCCATTCAGGTCAGGCGGGGAACTGCGGATCATCGGCGCGGCTGGGGCTGGAAGTTGCGGCTGATCAGTTGCAGACGCCATCTGCTGCCCCGTTTGAGCGGCTTGCATTACTGGCTTGGCTTTGTCCATCACACTACCAGCCTGCCCAAGCAGCCCACCCGCCTGCATCCCGGCATCGGCTCCAAACATGCTATTCATTCCACCTTGTAATCCGGTAGTTGCACCGCCCCATCCAAGTGAGCCTGTAGCGCCTAGACCGGCTTCTTGAGCGGCCAGCATCGCGGCCTGCTCTCCCCCTGCAAGCAACCCGCCTTCCGCTGCCGCTGTTGCCCCAGGAGCAATTCCAGCGGTTGCACCACCCGCACTGAGTAAACCCGGCACAACAGCACCGCCCACCCCACCAAGCGCACCACCCATCAGCGCCCCTTTCAGTGGGTCTTTCTTGTTTGTGAGCGCACCAGCACCAGCACCAAGCGCGGCCATCAGAAGAATGTCGTCAATAAGGAATGGCATGTTATTTACCCCCGCCGCCGCCAGTAGTCGATGAAGTCTGACCGATACCAGCATTAGCAACCTGCCCCGTTGCTGCAAGTTGCTTGAATGGGTAATCCGCGCCTTCTTTGAACTGCTGATAACCGAAGTCAAGATTCTGCTGATCCTGGTTCTGCAAAATGTTACCGGCGTTCATAAGCTGGCTCGCATCCTGATATTGCTGGTTGGCAAACTGCGGGGCCATTCCAATAGCGTTCATCCGTTGGCCTTGGTCGAACTGGTATTGCTGGCCGTACATGTTGTTTGCCTGGTCGGCCATCTGGTTCAATGCTTGTTCCTGAATACCGGAGTTGCCAAACGAGCCGCTGCGGTTTCCTGCGGTAGCCGCCCCGCTCATCACCGAACCGAGCGACTTCTGTACCATCCGATCAAGATATGGATTGTCTTGCCCACCCATCATCTGGTTCAGGTTCGACTCGGCATTATTGAACGTCTGCGAACCTCCCAAAGCCCGATCTTGAACCATTCCAATTCCAAGGTTCTGCGTCGGGTTGAGGTCGGCGTATCGCTGGCCTTCGTATGCCTGATACGGAGTCTGCGCAATGTCGGTTGCTTGCTGGGTATACAGGTCAACCAGCGGCCTAAATTCAGGGGCTATGCTGGCGTTTGTGGTGGTGGTAGAGCCGCCACTATCGCCGCCGCCGCCATAGATGCGTTTCTTTCCAAAAGACGAACGTGTAGCGTTTGAAAGCTCGAAAGGGCCATCGTGTTTGATTTTCATATTGCAATCCTTAAAGTTTCGTACACCGGCTCCATGCCCAATTTCATTTTGTAAAGCCGCGCTTGTGCGGGTTTGGCACAGCATCTAATTTCAGAGCACCCGTAGCCTTCAGCCGCTTGCTTCAGGGCGAAAAAAAACGCCTCAAAGTGGGCGTTGTGGGCTACTAGGTCGGTGCAATGCAGCACCCTGATGTTTGGTAGTTGGTCTATTCGCCATACTCCCCAGCCAACAGGCTTATCCCCTTCAACCAATGCAACCAGCGTTCTCTCGCCACGCGACAGGATCATCTTTAGCTGCGGGCCTTCAATCTCTCCGCCACTGGTTTTGCAGGCTTCCTCAAGACACGCCGCTCCGTCTTTCCATGCTTTATCGATAAAGGCTGGTTGAATGATTGCCAGGTGCATTAGTTTCCAGTAAGGGAGCGCATTTCAAGCCACGTACCGGGCGTGCCTGCAACGGTGCATATAAAGCCAGTGATGACGTATTTCGATCCACCCGCGCCAGCTTCAGCCGGTGCCGAGTTCTTCACCACATCGCCCACCGCCCACGATCCCGTAGTGGGTGCCGCTGTCGCCGCGTTATGTACCGCAGCCGCGTTGCCTTCGGTCAGCGAATTAAGCTGCTGCGTGATCTTTCCGATAAGACGGAGAAGGTCTGGGGATACGTTGGCTAGGGTGGGGTTGGCTGGAAGGCGCATGGCGTAAAAAAACCCGCGCTGGGCGGGTTGACTGTTAATTATATTTTTGCTAACTTAACAACTGGCACGCGCTTCCTTATCAGAACAGCGCACCTTGGTTCCCCGTAAGGCGCTCCAGGGTAAGCCCCAGACGAAGGCGAAAGCCGTTATTAGTCTGGGGCTTTTTTATTTCTTAAGAAGATCATCAAGTAACACATATCCTGACCGGCGAATGTCTCCATAGGGCTTGGTTTCAACACCTGCAAGCGGCCAATTATATGAACTGGATACCTGTTCGCCGTTAATAAAGTCATTTGTAAAAAACTGCCCCCAATGGTCTGACGTTCTTGCATACGCAGGTTTTCCGTCAACCATTACAAGTTCGTATGAACTACCAGGCTTCTTGCCGTAAGATGGTGAACGATGAATTTGCGGATTACCCTTCAAGCCGGAAATGCCATCTGGTAAAGGTTTGAATTCAAGATTTTTGTTTTTGTGAGCAGAAGCAATAACATCAGCATATTCTGTGTTGGCTATGCTTAACGCATCAATCTCTTTTTGCCTAGCGGCGCGCGCAACAGTTGAAATATTCGATGCTTCTTTTCTTGCATTTTTTGCCATTACAGCAGCATCCTGCTGTTTCAGGAATGCTGTAATGGCATCTTTTGCTTTGCCCGTTTTCACAGTTCCAACAACCGCACCATCTTTAATGATTTGATGGCCTAAACTGCCAAGACTGTTTACTGTGTAACCCATCCCAACATTATCCACCTCCCCCAACAATCCGTCTTGATAAACAATTGCCCCGGCTTGGTTTCTGGCCGGTCCAGCAGGTAGCGGCGTGCCGATCTTTTGCGCCACCTTGTTCATTGCAAAAAGACTGGCTGCTGTCGGCGGAATGAACGGCAGAATTCCACTTGCAACAGACACAGACCCGGCAAGCGGCTCACCACGGTTGAAGTAATCAGCGCCCTGCGTGAACCCTACCGGAGCATCGGCACCCGGAATTCCACCCAGCAACCCGAATGCCGAATCCTTGAATCTGTTGGCTGCGGGCGCGTTGTATTCGTTCGGGTTCACCAGCCCTTCGTTAAACACCTGTGCCGGGCTTGTGCGCGGTCTTGTGGCCCTGGGCGTGTTGGCTTCGATGTAGTCCAGCAGGCCGCGCCATTTAGACTCAAGCAGCCCCATCAGTACACCCCATCGCCCTGTACATCAGCACTTGCCCCAACCACTTCCACGTCGCCTCCGAAGTAAAATTTAACCTTGTGCCACGGCGCAGAATGAAGCAAATCGAACCGCCCAGAGCTTTCAACAGTCGTGTCACCTGTTGTCCACGTTCCGCCGTGTTCGTTCATGTAATAGTGGGTCATCGTGGCAAGGGAAGGTTTGTTCAGATACCTGAGCGTCACGCGGGACAACAGCGAGAATTCGTTATCAGTCCCGTAATGCCCGGTAGTCAAATCGCTGCTTGTACTCGCGCCGGTCATCGTCATGATCTTGTGATCCGTTCCGATGTAACCCACATACCTTGATGATGCATTCCAGAATGGGGAATCGTAGGAAACTTCAGGCCAGGTGTCGTAGGTGGAAAACGGCAGAGTATCGTAGGAGTATCCACCAGACACATACTCAGCCACACATTCAATCGAACGATCAGCCACGCCCCATTTATTCGACTTGTAGTTGTATACGATGCATGAATTCAAAACAGATGTTCCAAGCGCCGGGTAATACCAGTAAATCAGCGAATTAACCTTGTCGTGCGCGTGTCTGATAAGCCCTTTGTATCCCTGATCAATGTGGCTGAAAAACCACTCTTTAACCGGAGTGCCGATTGGTACAGGAAGACCGCCAGGGGCATAGCGGTAGAAGTCATCCGGGCCGATGAAGAAATGGGCGTTATCAAGCTCAACTACGGATTCATGCGACGAACAGCCGATCTCAGAAGACACAAGATCGAACCGCCAAACAGCGGGCGGGCCTTCGTAAGTTGCCAGATACATCGAGCCGTCTTTGTAGACGACGATGTTTTCACCCAGCGTTCGCATGGCCGTAATCGGGCCGGGAGTGTCTACCAGCAAACCAGTGGCGCATTGGGTCGTGATGGATGGCGTCCAGTCGGTATGATCTTCAATTGCCGAGCAATACCACCGATCAGGGCTATCTCCGTAAGTTGTGCCCGATCCGCCGTTGTTTGTGTTTCCAAGCATCACGAACCTGTTTGATACGCACATCACCAAAGCTGTCGGTGCCGACTCGTTGGCAAAGTCGGTTCCAGCCGTGATGCTCTGAAGCTGGTTGACCTTGTTGATTGCAAGGGTTGTATTACCAAACTGCGCGAACCGCCACGGGTTAGTCGAGGTGGCCCCATAATCCCCCCCAACCGTCCTGGTTACATCTGTCCATGTGGCACTGGATTTCTCATACAGCGCGGTTGCTGTTCCTGCAAACAGCCGGGTACTGCCATCGAGTTTTGTAACGATTGCAGCCCCCAAAGCAGCAGCAGCCATAGCAGCCATGCCAACATCCACCCCGGACGGCCCGCCGACATACGAGCCACGGATCGTTGGCACCATGTTCGTGATTTCGGTAATCACGCCCGGAGATGTCGGGTCAGCGTCAGGAGCGAAGGAGGAGAATGGCGTCATGTTTTACCGGGCGTTAAAAAGCCACCCCGAAAGGTGGCTGTGGGTTATGGCTTGTTTAGGCTGGTGGTTACGCGAAAGCGCGATACATCCGCATCTTGAAATACGTCTGACCTACGGCTGTCCCGGTACTATCCCCAATGCGGATTATTGAGCCGCTGTTCTGGGAGAACTTAACGTCGAACGACGGAACATTGGAATAATCCCACTCGATACCGAAACCGCTGTACCGGACGTTTCCGCCCCCTGCTGACGTTCCTGATTGCGGCACAAGTGGCAGGATGTGTGTGCCCATGCCAATGACGGCAGGAAGAATAATGCTGCGATTACCTGTAGCGTTGCCATACGTTGATGTCGTGTTTGCCAACTCGACGTTAATCTCGAAGTCAACCATTACGATGTCTGACGGGGGATTAAATGTGTTGTCAGCCGCGTTATAAACTCCGAGCGGGTCATGCAGCACCGTATCGAACTCCATTACCGTTGGGCTTGCGTTTGGGATTTCGATGTATGCGCTAGGCTGGCATACCACCATGCCGGCATAGGCCGTCAGTAAATGAGTAAGCCCATCCGCCCCCACCAGCGCAGTCTGGCCGTTGGCGTCGGTGGAGATTTGCGCCAGAGTACCGACTGCGCCTATTTTTGGTACAAGTGATGTGGTCATATCGTGCCTTTGTTAAGCCGCGCTCATTGAAAGAGGCGAACCGCTGAATTCTTCCGCATCGCTTTCACGCTGGATGCGGTCTTTGACTTGGTTGTATTTCTGCTCCCACTTCATAAGCGCCGCGTCGTTGCCGGTGTGGTCTGCCGCCTCGGCCAATGCGGAAAAGAGCAGAATGTCGGGGGCGTTGGTGATGAACCAGTTGGTTGTGTTGGAGTCACTAAGCGCATCGAGCCGCTTGTAATAGACGCCCTTCACCGTATAGGCAGAATCGGGATAAGGCCCGAAGATGAAGTTGTCAGCCTCGCGGGCGATGAACTTGGGCTTCCCATCTGCCGAACGGGTCGGATAGTTCAGGTAGATAAAGTCTGAGTTCTTGCGCGTCAGTTTTCCGACAGGCGAACCATCGATATAGGCGTGCTTCAGTTCGATGTACCCACTCGGGACAGCAACCACGCCGGATGCAATCGCGCTGCTCAGAGTTGTTTCCATGCAGCGGATGCGCAATTCGCGGTAGATCCTCGCCTCACCCAATGCGATGAAGTCAGGGACGAGGGTGGTCAGGTTTGCGCGGTGAAGACGGTTAATTACCGCCGTCTGCAATTCGCTGTAAGAACTAATCGCCATCGCCTAGCCATCCATAACGGTCTTGATAAGTGGGCGTATGGTCGTAGAACCGTATCCCGTGAGCCTGGAACTTGCACAAAGGCGATTCGTCGGGGACATGAACCTTTATCCCCTTCCCTCTTGCAAGTCCTATCAGGTATTCCATGTTTGGCTTTTGATAGCCGTATTCGTCATTCCCGGTCATGTCCACCCCGAACACAGCGATTTCGTCAGCGTATTCGTGGATGGCAAGCGCCATTGCGTAGGCAATCGAGGAATTCCAGTAGTAGCCCGTTGTCCTGGCTACCTCGTCGAACGGGTAAGCCTGCGCGTTCTCCCATGCTTCCTGCATGTAGAGCGTTTCGCACTGGCGGAGCTTGTCGAAATAATCAGGCTTCCTGCGGCTGTGCGGGCCGGTCAGCAGGCGCATGTCGTGCATCTCGAAATGCCGGTCCATCTGCGCCCAGTAGCCATCCCAAGGCAGGCCCCACACTTCCCATTCAGGATTGCCGAACGGGGCTAGATCGTGCGTGCTGGGCGATAAACCGACAATCGCAACCTTCATGCCCACTTGGCCCGCTTGCGTGCAAACGGCGTGCCGTCAACGGTCAGGTGCTTCTTTTCTTCCGACTGGATGTAGAGCAAGGCCCGTTTGACTTCTTCCGGGTCGGGGGAAAGCAGGTTGTATCCGAGATTCTTCAGGCGTTCGACATCGCCCAAATGGATGCGGGCAGCGTGAACCAGATTGCCCTTGTACTTCTGTGGGCCTTGCCGGTCGGCACGCATTGCAGCATTTGCATCCAGCACGTCCGAAGGGTCGTATGTGACGATTGAAATAATGCGATCTTCAAGCTGATCGTAAATCGTTTCCCTGATTAGCCCGTCTTCGCTCATTACAGGCCCATATAGAGATTTACGGTGCCATCGGTGCCTGAAATGGCGGTGACGTTGCCGCGCACATAAGTCCATGCGGCATCGGAGGCAAATCCGTCAGTGGTGACAGTGGTTCCGAGCGTGAGGGTGATCGTGCCGAGCGTGATCCACTCGTTCGTCGCGCCGGTTTCGCTGACTTCGACAACAACCGTCGCCGCGCCAGCACCGGCAGAGGTTGTGCCGGTAGCCTGAAACACGCGCTTTTGGTTGCTGTTGATGCGGCGATCAACTTCATAGGTCGAGCCTGCACCCGTAGCGATTGCTCCGCTGATGATCTTGGTCGGGCCAAGGTATGCGATAGTTGGCATTTCGTGTCCTTAGTAAAGAAAGAAGGGGCATAAGCCCCCTCTATCAGTAGTCGCCCAAATTCAGCCAAGAGATAACAACCGTGCCGCTGATTGTCTGCGTGGCATTGCCGTCAACGTCTGTGGTGGTTGCATAAGCCGTGTTCAGATACACGTCCTTCGCTGTGCTGGTGCCGTCGAACTGCGCAGCAGCAGCCAATGCAGCAGAAACCGCCGTACCAGCCACGTTGATCGTGGTGGACGATGCAAACGCGGTGGACGGCAACAGATCAACCATTGTGCTGGTTAGCGACACGTTGGAAGCAGTCGCCGTGCCCAGCGCAATCGCACCCGTAACGCCAGAGTTCAGCGTTGAAGCAATGGCAGAGGTGGTTTTCTGTTGCAGCGTTGCGGTAACGCCCAATACGCTGATGCGGCCAGCCGGGAAGTCATAAATCTTCGTTCCCTGATACTCGGTGCCGTTCACCACGGCTTGAGCCACGTTATCCAGCGTCAGCGTGGTGATACACAGCGGGCCTAGCTGAACATGTTTTGCAGATACGGTGGAAACCGGAGAAGAACCGACTTCACTGTTATCCAGATTGTCGGTGATGTGGAAACTGCCGTTGTGTTGCTTGATGCGATAAGCCATGTTGTTCTCCTAAAAGAAAAAGCCCGCCGAAGCGGGCCTTTCATTGATCCTTCAAACCTTACTTAGATAGTGCTTCTTCTGTGCTTTTGCCGCGAAGCAATCGCACCCGGATAGTGTTGACGTTAATTCCAAGTTCACGCGCCCACTCTGCAATCGTGAGCGACTTACCTTGGAACTGAAGGTGATGGTTGTTTACCCTGTTATTGGCCTGTTCCTGCATATCCATCCAGCGGCAATTGTCCTTTGAATAAAAACCGTCCCCGTCGATACGGTCAAGCGTCTTACCTTCTGGACGCTCCCCCATGTCTTCAATGAACCTATCAAACGACTTCCACTCATCACATACCTTGATCCCCTTGCCGCCATAGTTTGAATATGACGTATGCGTTGGGTCATTGCAGCGCCGAAGCATTGCACGCCATGTCCGATATGTTGGTGATTGGCCTTCGCGCTTTGTGTTATGCCCATGTCTTGTTGCACGCCTTGACAAGTCCTCGCGCATGAAACAACCACACGACACAGACTTACCAGACAGCAACGATGAAGCGTGAACGGCCTTTTTGGTGCCGCACTCACATTCACAGTTCCACACCGCGCCTTGCCCGCTAGAGCAAGCGTAATCAACTACAGTCCACCTACCAAACACACATCCAGCAAGATTTTTCCGAGCAGGCATCACACACTCCATTCACAAGAACAAGCCTCATGATAGCGAGCGTGTAATGCTTAGTCAACTACACAGTTAACGATTAGCTCGCAGTAAGATCATATATGCCGGCATGGGCTTTTTCGTTGCGCATTTCCAGCGTGTATTCCACCAGAATCTGCTTACGCACCGAGTCGCCGTTCTTCGCCAAGTCGGAGGTTCCGAAGTCGCGCAGCGTGGAGAACGCCACATACTCAGGATCGAAGAAATACACCACGTCTGTCGGCGCCTGGCGGCAGGGAACCAGACGAACTTCTGTACCAAGCGGGTCGATATACACATCAACCGAGTTCACGACCTTCTTGGTGTTGGCGTCCATGTTCTTGGTGGCCGATCCGGCGAAGGTGGCAAACTTGCGCTTCTGGAAAGCGTTGAGGATGCCCATCGTCGGATTGCCGCCGTTTGTCCATGCCAACGACAACACAGACTCAACAAACGATTCCTGCAAGGCGCGGGCGGTGCCGTCCGTGTGGGCGTCAGCACCCGTACCGGCAGAGGCAGTCGCGTTAGACGCCTTGCTGGTATTGGTCAGGATGTAAGCCTGTGCGCCTGCAACTTCGCGTGCGGTGGTGGCATCGCCTGCAACGTATGCGTTGTTTTCCAGCAGGATTTTTTCAACGTCGCGCTTCAGTTCCTTCATCTTGTCCGTCATCTCGCGGGCCATGTTCGACTTCATTCCAGCCTTGCTGACGGCTTCCTGTGTTCCGGAAACCTGAGCAACCTTGTCAGAGATGCCGGTGTAGTTGAACAGGCGCGTATTGCTGTTCGCTGCGTCGTTGGTCGCGTCTTCGCCTTCAACCACGAAGTTGGTCGAGCTTGCCGCAGTCAGCGAGCGGGTGAGCCATTCGTGCTTGGTGCTGGTCGCCTTGTTCTTGGAAATGGCCGACAGGAACGGAGTTTCGGTGGGCGACACGTCATAAATGATGTCGCTCAGGTCTTCACGGTTTCCGACAGTGCTGTGGGAAGTGCGGGTATTGGTAGGTGCTGCCATGGTGATTCTCCTTAAACTTTGCCTGAGGCAAGCAGGTAATCAGTAATGCCTTGCTTGCCGCCTGATTGCTTGATTTGCGCCTTGATGCTGCGCAGATTGGTTTCCTGGCTATTGGCGGGCTGGGTCTGTCCGGGCTTGACCAAACGGGGGGCTGCGTGAACCTTCTTTTCCACCGCTGCCTTGCTGGATTGCATCCGGTCAAACATCATTGCTTTGCGCAGCACAGCGACGTAGGAGGCTTTCGATACCTGGTCAACTTCTTCCTTGGGAATGCCAAGGTTGATGGCCCAGTCCTTGATCTCCGCGCGCTCCTTGTCAGCCACAACCGGGTCTTTCCATTCCGGAATCAGCGTCGGCAATGCCTGCGCTTCCGCCTTCAGGGTTTCGGCCTGGTGGTGCTGTTGCTGCGCTTCGTATTGCTGGCGCTGCTGCGCTGCGTTGTTGGCAATGTTGTTGATATGGGCCTGCCGTGCCTGATAGTCCTGAATGGACGCAGCGTATTCGGCTGGGTCAGTTACACGCAACGTCTGCCAGTCAACATTCTGAAACTCTCGATTGAGTTCAGCCTGTGCGGCACTCGCCAAGTCCATAACCTGCTGGACTCGCGCCTGTACCTGCGCCTCTTGCTGCGCTGCTTGTTGGGCCAAAGCCTTCTGCTGCTCGGCTACAGCCCGTGTCTGGTTGTCCAAGTGGCCCCGTAATTGGTAGGAGGTCAACAGGTCGGTCAGCTTGGCCTTGCCCTCTGTACCGTCCACCTTGGTCTTGAGGTTGAGTTGGCCGGCTTCGTCTACATCAAGCGCGGACTCATCAACCCCTAGATACTTGGCTAGGTCGGTCAGGGACAATGACGGCTCGTTACCTTCATCGCCTTCATCGTCTGCGGTTTCAACTTCTGCTTCTACTTCTGCCGGGTCAGCCTCGCTGGTAGGTTCTTCCTGCGGCGCTTCGGTTACTTCTTGAGGCTCATCGGCAGACAAAAGACTCTCAAGCCGCTCCTGGATACTGTCGCCCGATTGGGTGGGGTTCTCCGTTTGCATGTGTTGCTCCTAAATGTGGACGTAAAAAAACCGGCTCTAGGCCGGTTGTGGTTGCTGCTCCTGTGTGGGTTTAGCGACGGAAACTGAACAACTTTTTCTTCTGCTCAATTTCGTTAAGCTGGATCTCGGCTACGATTCCATCCTCGATCACACGCTCAATCTCGCGCTTGATGCCTGCCAGAATCTGCTTGGCAATCACGATGCGTTGCGCCTTGGCTGAGTTGTCAGGGTCGCATCCCAAGGCTTGTGCCTCAAGGTATTGGCTCACGCCATCAAAGGCCGATTTGAACAGATTGTTGTCCAGCAGGTGCTTGGCATCCTCGCTGGCGAACTTACGTGCTTCTGGTGTCACTGTTCCAACCCTCCGCCGATTCCTGGCCGCCCCATGTCAATCTGCAAGCCCTGCAAATACGCCTGCACTTCAAGTTTGGCGGTTTCAATCGCCTCGCGGCTCTTGCGATCCAAGTCGGCTTGTTGGGCTTTGAACTGAAGATTGAGCATTTCAATCTGCTGCTGCTGCTGGGCCTGCATCTGCTTAACCTGCCCTTCCATCTGCATCTTCGCCTGCGCGATCTGCATATTCGCGTTGGCCTTTACCTGCTCGGCCTCGGCAAGCTGGTTAGGCTGCTGTTGTTGCTTGCGCTGCATCGCTTCTTGATGCTCGGGAGATCCGGGACTCATGGCGTACTTCTCGGGCATCTGGAAGCCCATCGTTTCTGCCATGTCGGAGAACATCGCATATCCCTGCTGCGGGCCGACAAGCCCGAACGCAAGCCCAAGCTTTTCCTGCATTCCGGCCAGCATCATGAGCTTCTCGCGCTTCTCGTCTTCGTTGCCCGTACCAATTCCAACATTAACGGTAAGGTCGGTGCGCTCCCGCCATTCCTGCGGGTTGATCGGGACGAACTTGCCGCGCAGCTTGACCATGCGGGCCTTGTCCTGGTTCTTCATCAGAATGGCGTGAACTTGCAGCACCATTTCCTTCACGCCAGTCTCGGCCAGCATCCGAGTAATCATCTCGATCTTCTGGCTGGCGCGGTTCAGATTCTCCATGAATGCGCCCTTGGTGCTCTGCTTCAACACATCAGGGTCGAGTCCGGTTGTCGAGCGGTTGATGCCCGTGCGGTCTTCCTTGATGCTGTTCACCATGTCGATGACAGGCAGAATCTGCGCGACGATAGGGGTAGACATGACCGGCTCATAAGATCCGCTGACAGGCTCCATGCCGCGAACACGTTTGACCCCACCCGGCAGGCTTTGCATGAAGTCGGCAAGGTTCACCCTCTCATTCACAACCCATTGGTTGTTATTGGTCAGATAGATGTTGTCGAGAATCTGCCTGAACAGCGTTGTCTTGATTTCCTGAAGGTCGTTCAGCTCATCGTCCAGCGATTCCCCTATATGGCGATGCGGGACGCGCTTGGAAACGAAGCCAGACAGCGGAACTGCGTCAATCGGCTCGTTCCATTCATCGCCGGGGGGGATCTTCCCCCCAACGGTAACAACCTTGCGCAGCTCTGCTATGCCGTCACCGTCGAAATCGACCTTGACATAAGCCTCGCAATACTCGATTTCATCCATCGAGCGGTCGGATATGGACGAACCCACGCTATCAGACTCATCCGAAATCGAATCGCGTGCCCTTGTCTGGCTGTCGTTTTCGTCTTCCTTATAGGCGGACAGTGTATCAACGAACTCCGCATCCATACCCATTTCGAGCAGGTCGGAACGGGTCTTGATGGTGACATGCTCAGAGAACGGCGAATCCTGAAGACTGCCACGGCAGCGCTTGCTTACCCGGACTTCCTCGCTCGGGACAGCAAGGATGCAGCATTTTCCCTTTGTACGCTTGATCTGTAGCTTGACCTCGAACAACGGAACTTCCATGCCGTCGATGTTCGACATTTCGACTTCCTGCCCCTTGATTTCGACTTCAGCCCCATCGGCCTCAAGGTCTGACAGCAACTTGGTCAGTTCATCCAGCGTCAGGCCTGAGTATTCCTCATCCGTAATCTTCTCGGACTCATCCCAGAAGTGTTTTACATAGCCGTTCTTAAGCAGCAATGCGTCTTTGACAGCATCGTGCAGCAGCAGGAAGCCGTGGTTGTCCTTCATGATTACCTGATTGACGTAATCGCTCTCCTGCTGCGCCATCTGCTCATCTTCTGGCCCAACCGGGTCGAACTCGGCAATGTTCCCCGACTGCGTGAAGATACGCATGATGGCAGGCATCGCCCAATCAACCGTCTCGGATAGGTCTTTGCTTACAACAGCAGAGCGGCCTTCCATCTCGTTGCCGTAGGGTCGCCCATGATAGTGATCCATAGCCGTAGCGCGGGCATTGGACAGTTCGCCATCCTCGACCCCGAGACTATCGCGGCGGTGTGCCGCTATAATCCCAACGAGGTATGTGTCAGTCAGTTTGTTCTTCACAGGTATTGGCCGATGTTCTCAACAGGCAATTCAAGGCCGGTAATGTCGTAACCGTGTGACTTCAGCCCTTCGATCACGCGCATAACCCGCCAGTCTTCCGGTGCGGACAGGCTTTGTCCGTTCCATATACGCATGGCGTAGGCGTTCATGGGTTCTATGGCTGTCGTTTCATCCTCAACGACAGGAGACGCGGCATCAGCGGCCATCTGCTCTTTCGTCCGCCTCACACGACGTACTTTGTGTTGTACTTCAGGGGTTCCGTCCATTCTTTCTCGCTTTTCATCGTTCGGCGCGCAGCCTCGCAGGCATAACGCAGCGCATCAATAGTGTGGTTGTGCTTGTCTTCCAGCAGCGGCATCACTTCGCCGGTCAGTGGGTCTGTCTTGTAGCAATACAGCGCCAACTCATCAGCTACATGCGTGCATCGCGGGTGGACGATGATGTCAAACGACTTCAGGAACTCAACGCCTTCTTCAAGGCTCTTGGCCCCTTTGACGGCTGGCATGATCTTGGGGAATCCATGAGACTGCATGTGGCTGATCGTTTCTGGCCGCGCTGAGTCGGCGGTAATCGGCCACTTCTCGGACTCTGGGACAGTCATGAACAAATCCGGGGTATCCACAATCTCGCATCCAACCCGGTACGCCTCATGCAACACATACAGCTTGCGGCCAACGATGTAAGCCTGAACCAATACAGTCGGGTCAACAGAAAACCCCCAATCCGCGCCCTGCTTCAAGGCTGCATCTTTGGGCGGGGTGAATTCCTCAACCTTCCAATTCTTGAATACCCTGGCCTCGCTGTTGCGCTGGTATCCACCTAGCCATACATGGGTGTACTTGTCGGGGTCACGCCTGCGGTCGTACTCCATTTCTGCCTTGAGTACATCAGGCAGATAGGGGTTGTCCCGGTAATTGGCCTGAACCACGATTGCATCATCAGGTGGAGTTTCGCCCCTAAGCAGCACGTCTACCGGGTCAGTAGGGTTCTCAGGGTTCCAACTGAACCACATCTGAGAGCCTACCTTGCGGATCGTTGGCCTAAGCAGCGTCAGGCTTTTGTTGCTGGCGTTCTGCGCTTCCTCAAACCATGCCCGGTCGAACCCCTCTAGCGACTTGATAGAGTCCGCCGTGTGGTTCTGCATCCCCTCGAAGATGGTTACACCGCCACGCTTTGTCAGGATGCGTCTATCCTGAACCTCGAAGTAAGCCCCGGCGTTAAACCGCTCGATCTTCTGCTCAAGCAGCTTCTTAACCGAGAACTCCAAAGACTTCAGGGTTTCCCGCAGGCAAACACAATCCAGCTTTTCGGATATGTTTTCCTCTAGCCATAGCTCACCAAAGAAATGCGATTTGCCAGAACCGCGCCCGCCGTGTGCGCCCTTATAACGGGCAGGCTGTAGCAGCGGAACGAATATGCGCGGGGTTTCAATCGTTAGAACTGTCAACAATCAACCTACGCACTTCCTGGAACAGGATTGGCCCACCACCTTCTCCGCTAACCTGAAGCGGGAGCAGCTTCGGATAAATGCTCGACCAGAATGAACGCTCGTTTAATGGGTCTTCCTTCGCCCAAGCCACCAAGCGATCTACACCACCAAGCGACTCGGCGGCTTCTGCAATAACATCCTTCGCGGCCTTGTTGACCTTATTAGGGCTTCCCTTTGGCCTTCCTGGGCCTGCTTTAGGTTTCCCTTTGTTGTCAGTTTTTAAATTACTCGGCATCTACTGTCCTTTCGCCTTGCGCCCTGTCGGGTAGGTCGGCCACAGGTTCGTACAATTTCCCATCAAGCCCGCAAACGTGCTCGCGCATGTAGGCGGCATCATCGTCACCGCGTACTTGGCAGCGTGGGGTTATGTAGGTTTTGGAGTAATGGCCGTCCCTGAAGTGCTGGCAATTGATACACAGCTTCATGGAGTGGCCTTGGTTTAGGTCTGCCCCCGACAACGGCTGTTGCAGGCCTATGGGTTATCGGCAGGGGCAGGCATAAAAAAACCCGCCGGGGTGCGCTATCATGAAGCGTGGCGGGTGTTGTTACTGTAGGTTGTTGGTGGCCCGTTTCACCCAAGCTCTAGCGGGCGGCTTCGGTCTGTGGTTTCTTGGTTATGCACCACTGCCTAATCTTATTCACTGCCAGCACGATTTGCCCACCAACACGACTGGCGGCTGTTTGCTATCTCTTACTATCCAGATTAAGCGCGCACTCACTGGATTCAGCTTCGACAATGTACAGCCCCGCTAAGGGCCAGAACGAGCAACCGCCATGCGTCTTGGTACGTTTCTTTAGAGCGAACGAATCCGCTACTTAGCGCCACCGCTTTTCGTTATGGCCGCATGGATTGACAGGCGGCGTAGTCAGTGGTTACGCCATTATACAGCATTTTCGATATTGTCAAGAGTTTTTTACTCATCTCCCATCTTTTCCTTGACGCCGCCCTGTATCACCCTAATGGCCGTATCTGCTCGTTCGTGCAAGTCCTTCACCACCTCTCCCATGTCGCCATGCTCTTTAACCTTGCTGCGTCCAGTTCCCTTGCAGCACTGGCAGGGCTTGTCTGATAGGGCAGGCGCACCAGTAATCACCTGAAACTTGAGTCCATTGCAGGACTGGCATACATCACTAAGCCATTGAGTCAATGCTTGAACCCCTAACCGGCTGGCCTTTGCAGGATCGAGTTTGCGATTGATCATCGCCCGCCTTGCCCACATGATAAACAGGCGTTTGGCTATGTCTATCTCGGTTGCATCGTTCAGATACTTCAAACGGAAGAGCGACATGTGGGCGTGGTTGTGGCTTGCCGCCATCCCTGCCGCTGCGAGTACATACACATCGCACGGCCTGTCGTGGTGCTGCAGGTCGGATGAAGTCTCAGCCGTTGCCAGTCTATCAAGTGTTCCCATTACTTCCCCTTAACCGTTTTCAAAGCTCGATAGCCTGAATGGTTACGCCACGCCGGATGGCACCTTGCCCGCCCTGGTTCTTAATCGGCGGCTCGGTATCGCTGCAAACGTGTACAAAGCGCCCTGTGCGTTTGGCCTTTGCCTTTGCCTTCTCCACTTCATGCGCCCGCGCTGTCCGTCGCCTGCCAATCATCCGTTCCCGCATTTCATCGGCTGATCTGGCCTTGGTTGCCAACGGAATGTAAACAACATGCTTATATGCTCCGATGCGTTCCATCTCGCCATCGGCCACCATCTTGTTCATACTGCGGTTTGCGTGATCGTTGCTGATGCCAATGTAGGCAGCTACCTCGATACAGGTACATCGGCCATGCTTGTTCGCGTAATCAAGGATGGCTTGCCGGGTGTTTGCTGCGGTTTCAAATTTGTCTATCATGCTTCCTCCCTGTAAGGTAGTTTCACGCCATGCTCGGCACAGAAAGCCAGCGTGTAATCAATCAGGCTATTCAGCCGCCCTATGCCCATCTGTGCCGATGATTCGCGGATATTCACAATTTCCCCTTCAAGCCCCGCCACCACCTCCGCACCGTTGCCGGTTGCTATGCCATGCCCGCTTATAAGCAGCACTTTCCATTGCGCTGCGGTTCTCGGCTTGCCCATCCAATGCACCCCGGCCTTGGCGATCTCGCCGCATAGATCGTGGAAGTAGGCGTTCTGCTGTAGCGTCCGGGTAGGCGGATTGATGCTGACGTAGTGGCCATCAGGGGCATCCTGTAGCTGCTGGATTAGACGGGCTCGGGTGGCTTTGGTAATTGGTTGCTTCATGCCTCCCCCTTCCGTATCTCTTCAGCCAGCGCCGCATAAGTCGCCTTTCTCATTGCCGCGTCCGATGCTGAACAATGTCACGCACTGTCGATATTCCACACTCAAACATTTCAGCCAATGCGCAATACCCCTTGCGCCCGCCTGCCTTTTTCCATTCCGCGTATAGCTGTCGCATGTCTTTAACCTGAGCATCCGTCAGCTTGGCGCGGTGGTGGCATTCGCCTACACGATGGCCGGTATGGTTGCGCTTCATGCTGCAACCCTCACACGATCTGCCACACGATCCTTAAATGTATACATGGTCTCACCTGGCCTTGGCTCTATTCCGAGTTCCTTGCCTTTTGCCATTATCCCTGCATCGCTTGTCCACCACGCCACAAGTTTAGGCGATTGCTGCTTGGGTTGCTCGATTTCTATTTCATCCTCATAGCGGGCTTGATTAAGCCATGTAGAGGCATGGCAAATAAACTCTTTTGCAGTCCCCATCGTTTCCCAATACTTTATATGGGTGTCGATTGCATCTAGCGCCTTACGCTGTTCAAGCATGTCAAGTTTGCGCCATGCGGTTTCAGCCATCTTGCGGCTTACCTTCCGTGGGTACTTTGCCCAAAACTCTGCGAAGCTCATAAACGCCCCTTGTCGTATGTGGCCGTCTTTCCGGCCTGCCAGCTTGACAACCAGCGATCCCCATCGCATAACCACGGTGCGGCCTTTAAACGCACAGCAGCAGGTTATCTTGCGTCTTGCACTTTATGCCTTAGCTGCCATCGCTAAAGCTGCCCGGTGTAGTTTTGCGTTGAACCATCGTCGGATTACATAGCTGCGCGCCAAGCTTATCACTGTAAACCAAGCGCCTATCATCATGTTGTCCGATAGCGGAATGTAAATATCAAACATCGGGAATATCAGCAATTGAGAAGCAAGCGCCACCACGTAACCGATGGCGATATTAATTCCTGATTCAATCAGCGATCCTAGTCTTGTCTGTTGCATTATGCTGCGTCCTCAATGTCTGAAAACAAGTCAT